CATCTACATACGCACCACTTATCTTGTCGTACTTAACAATTACCAAGTCAATGCCTTTCTTAAGCCATCTGGTAAATCAATTGGATCTACATCATTGATCACTTCATAAACACTGCCATTAGGATGTATTGAGGGTGGTAATACAACATAACCTTTATGTTTAATATCTATACCAGCTATCAATTTACCTTTAAATGGCAAGCTTGGATCAGCCTTAAAATAAAAGTGGTAACCATCATCAGTCTTGACAGTGTGTGTATTTAACTTCATGCACCACTGAAAATAGTTTTGCCACTCTTGTTTGCTTACGGCATTACGCTTATCAAAATCTAAAACTACAAGACTTGATTGCACAATGGCCAAGCCAATGTTTAGATTAGGATCATTTTTAAACCATTTTTTAACCAATGATTTATTGTTACTTGCATCAAGATAACCATGTCGTAAAAACTTACATGGCTCTTTAGATTGTGATTTTAAAGGCATAACAAACCAGCCTTTCTCAACATAGGCTAACGCGTTCAATGGTTCACCTTTTGATTGTTCATGTACTCAGCTAATAAACCAAACAATTTAGATTTTAATCTACGCACTGCATCATCTGGTGTTTTACCAACAGCCATAAAACTGCCTAGCGCATTTGTTGTACTTGCAAGATAGCTGTCAGTATCTTGTGTGTATTTAAAATCTATCTTGCTTTGTAACACACTCTCAATAACTATGATCATACGCGCACCCAAGACCCTGCATAATCAGTTGTAAAACAATATTGATCCATAGCATTGTCATAAGAAATACTGTAATCATATTTATTTTGTTGTAAAAACAATGTTGCCAATACAGCTGAGGCATAATTTTCTACCCAATAAATGTATTTATGTGACCAACAAATTGTGTCCTCAAATCTATCTTTTTGAGTTAACCAATCTGTCTCACTAGCCCATTGCATTTGTGCATCAGTCAAACCTTCAAACTGGATCTTACTTATTTTCATGTTAACCCCTTCCAAGGTCAATTGCATTTACAAAAGCAATTGAACCAGATCTAACTGACAAATGCAACTACCCAAAGGCTTTGCCTAAAGCTGTAAAGCTGCCATCATTGTTAAACCTGATCATTTCAAAGCTCACATTACCCCTCTTGACTGTCATTATGACTGCCCCAGCCTGCCAATTGGCATAATGGCCGTATTTAGCCAAATAAGACATGGATTGTAGGTTGCAGGTATGTCCTACCTCAACACCCACTAAAACCCTCTGTAATCGGCCATTAAAGGCCTCTGAGTGGCATTGGTAACCCATCCTGTGCGTATGCCCTGAAATTACGCTTTTGCCCCACCTGCGTGCGATCCCCAAGGCCGTTGAACCGCCGACACGCGATATGTTTCCCTCATCCCCATGACAGAGGACAAAGTCAGTCCCAGGAATTTCAAAAGGCTTTTTCGCAAAATAGATGCCCATCCGATCAAAGTCCATAAACTGCTCATACTGCAGCTCTGGTAACTCCATAAGTCCAGGTACAGCCATCAATGATTTAAATAATCTATCACCATGATTAGATCTTGAAACTACATCTGTTTTTAAATCAAATAAAATATCTTGGCATAACTGTCTGTCAGCATTTAATGTTTGTTGAAATGACTCAGCTTTACCTTGAGAAAATTTTGACAAAGTATTTAAATCAAGTTCATCCCCAACATTTAAAACTAAATCAAATTTAAAAGTTTTAACAAGTTTTTTTAAGTTAGCAATAGCCGCATCAAATTGAAAAGGTACTTGAAAATCACTACAAATTAAGTAGCGTGCATTAGCGGTTTTGTCGCGCTTAATCGTCATCCTCATCAAAGTCATCTAAAGGATTTTTAATAGGATCGGTAGGGTTCACAATCCAATCAGGATAACTTGATCTGTCCATTGCAAATGCAAGTGCGTTGCCCTCACTCATGCCAGCTTTTCTGCAAGCTAAATAAACTTCATTGGCTGCAATAGCCCAAAAATCTAATTTAGTAAGTACAGAGTCTTTTGTGGTTTTGCGTTTTGGCGCAACCTTTTTTTTGACTTTGCGTTTGCGTGTAGTTGCCATGGGATAAGTGTAAATCACACAATGCCTGCTATAGCCCTGTGGACACCTTCCTCTAAATCTATTTTTGGCGTGTAATACTCACTCATCATGGCAGGGTTACCGACCCTATAGGCCACCCCTGCAGGCTTATCTGTCAGGATGTTAAACTTAGGCATCTTGTCCACGCCTAATGTCCTTAAAGCTATTTGAGCTAGTTCAAGGAAAGTGGTCGGCCTACCTGTACAAAGATTGACAGTTTGATTGCACTCATTTTTGACCATTGTTATGACTGCATCTACGACATCATCAATGTGTATAAAGTCTCTAGTAGTCGTAGCCCTGCCCCATATATCAAATGGATTTGAGTTAAGTATAGCTCTTTGTATGATGCTAGGGAAAGGATAGGTTAAATCTTGGTCAGTGCCATATCCGCTAAAAGGTCTAAGTATTAAGACCTTAGTGCCAGTCTCTCTTAAATAGTGCATTAGGGTCTCACCTGTCAGCTTAGACCAGCCATAGGTTAAATCGGGCGCGCCTATCTTTTTAAAGTTTAGATCTTTCTCTTTCAACTTATGTTTTTTTGACAGGGTTTGCAGCTCTACAGGATAGGCAGCTGATGAGCTGAAATAAACTACATAAGGCTGTCTAGTTACCATGCACCAGTTTGCAAACTCAGCATCTATAGCAAGATCTACTGCAAGGCTCAAAGGATTGCCCTCTATTTGTACACGCCCACCTACGATAGCTGCAAGATGTATTACTAAATCATATTGTTTTGTTTCTAGCTTAAAAAAATTTCTGCAATCAGTCCCATTTTTAAGATCTACTAAAGTCAAGTTGGCGTAGGGCAACGCACGCCTAAAAGCTTTACCCACAAAACCATGTGAGCCTGTAATCAAAATGTTCATTTATATTTTCTTACAATTGCCGCATACTCTGAACTTATTAAATATTTTTGTAATGTCAAAAGATCCTGCTCATACCATTTAGGCTGATTGACTCTTTCATAACCTGCATCCATCTCAGCTTTACCTGCAGCTGGATGTATATGCTCAATAATTACATTAGGTAAATATTTTAGGCAATCTAGGTCTATGCCTAATTGCTTAACAAAGTTGTCAAAAAATAGATGTACGCAACCAGGAAATGTCATACCTTGCAAGTCTGCTACAAGATTTCTACTCATTGCAAAAGCTGTAGGCAGGTTTGCACCTTGCAATAGATCATCACCGTAGGCAATACCTTGATCTAAACCTATTGCTTCCACAAGGGCTTTATCCCAGCCTTGGGTTCTAGGAAAGTGATCATCACCCATGAAAATAAAATAGTCATATAAAGGAAACTTAGTAATATCCAACAACAAAACAGCCACATCATTAAGAGACTTTGCACAGCCACCTGTTTTATTTTCTGCAGGCATACACCTATATTCAAATTCATCCTCAAATCTTACATACTCAGACCAGAGTGGATCATCATTGTCTATAACAAAAAATAAATCTGCCTCTGCATTTGTGTCTCTAAATGCCTTAGCCAATCTGTAAGCATTTAGAGGTCTGCCTCTGGAAGGTACAACTACACAGCTTCTCATCTGAGAAGGGTAAAGCAACTATTGCTTACTTATGAGGATGTCATAGAGCGTGTCTAATTTTTGCTCTATGCGCCTTACTCTGCCCTCTAGGTTATGGCCGCCGTTTCCGTCATCTTTTAACTCAGATAGATAATGCTTTACTAGCCATCTAACTGTAGCTACTAACGCACCTACAATAGTTAAAAGTGAGACTGTTAAAGCTGCCCAATCGTTCATACTCATTAGCTATTGATGCCAAAAGATTTGTCTTTAGGGTCAAAATAGCGTGCTAAAGGTGCGACCAATGCACCTGCCAAGATTGAGAGTTCAGGTTTTATGTCAGCTACTAATGCTAACATTGTTGTAACAGTTGCAGCTGCAATACTACGCAAATATGACTTTACAATTTCTTTTTGTTTATTTGTAATTTTCATTTTAATCCTAACTCTCTGATTTTGTCTTTTACTTGTTTTGCATTTAAAGCAATTTCAAAGTGCATATCATCTTTACGCCTGTAATTGCCGCCCCAGGTCAAACCATATTTAGTTATTAGTAGGTTAATTGTATTACGCTGATGCTTATTAAATGTATTTGACTTGCCTAAAGGATGTTTAATTGCATTTAGATCTATAGCTGTGCCTGAGCTATGGTTACTCATAATTTTCTCAGATCCTCTGGTCATGCGGAAGGCATAACCCCAATCATCTAGTTGGCCTTGATCTATCGGCTCAACTAATTCATGGAAATCTTTAGCAAAACTTACCAGAATTGGTGCAACGGCTTTGGCACATGCAAACCTAATTTTTGTGCCTGGCACTATAAAGGTTTCAATACCTAATGCCTTGCGATCCTCACTAGCAGGCCATCCATTAGGGCTAGTGAGTTCGCGGATAATTGCCATGCAAATATTTTGTTATTAGAGAATATCTAAAATTGCTTGCGCTTTAGCACACTCTACAATTTCAGTCTTAAGTAAATTGGTTACTTGGTCAAACTGTTGCAATACAGCAAGGCGATCTAATCTATCCATAGGACATTGGCGTGCGGCTTCTTGTCCTTCTAGATCTTTGAGATGAATTAGGTCTTTATCCCAATCACCATCAAGTGTTGCCAACAATGCTTTGTAAGTAACAATATTTACTTTGTATGAATCAACCTCTAATTGTCTAACTTCTTTAGCGGTCAATTTTGGTTCATTGTTTTCTATTGGCATTTCTTTCCTTTCGTTAGTTTATGCAAACGCTACTCCCTCACCAGCACCAGCAGGTAAAGTTGCTGGATTGGCATACTTAGTTCCAAAACCAGCACTCCAAGGATAAACAGATATAAATGGCGTGGTGCTGTGCGCAACTGCAACAGTTGTTCCAGTTGTATTAAATGCTGGGCAAACACCATCACCTGTTGGTATGGTTGCTGGATCAGCATACTTACTTCCCCACCCAGCGCTAAAAGCGTAAGCATTTATTCGTGGTGAAGTATGACCTGCAATCACTAATACATTTCCTGCGGGGTTCCAATTATTTTCTCTAGCGTTTGTTAGAACGGCTGTTGCTGGGTTTGAATACTTTGTGCCAAAACCACTTCCATTTATCCAAGGATAAACTGAAACAACAGGTTGGCTAGCAGTAAAAGAGGAAACCGCAATAGCATTATCTGATGGACTAAAAGATGCGCCGTATGCAGTATCAGTTGGCAAACTTGCTGGGTTAGCATATTTTGTGCCAAATCCTGCTGACCAAGGATAAACTGAAACAAATGGTGAAGTTCCGTGACCTACTGCTATTGCATTACCAGCATAATTAAAGTTAGTTGCATTTGCGTTGCCAGTTGGCAAGGTTGCTGGGTTAGCATATTTTGTGCCAAATCCAGTTGAATTTGACCAAGGGTAAGCTGATACATAAGGAGTGTTTTCGTGCGTAACTGCAACGGCATTATCTGCTGGAGTAAATGCTACATCAGTTGCATCTGCTGGTGGTAATGTTGCTGGATTAGAAAATTTAGAACCAAAACCAGTTGCATAAGCCCAAGCATAAATTGAAACTCTTGGTGAAACATTGTGCGAAACTGCAACTGCATTTTTAGCGGTATTGAATTTAACACTAGTTCCAAGTCCTGTTGGCAAGGTTGCTGGGTTTGTGTATTTGCTACCAAAACCAGTTGCATCTGACCAAGGATATGCAGAAATAAAAGGGGTAGTAAAGTGAGAAACGGCTATTACTTGAGCCGCCGCCGCACTGCCAGCACTACTAGCAATAATCCCTAAAATTGTGCTTGACATATTAGGCTATGCCACCGACAACATACCAACTATCTGTATCTACTTTTATGCAACTTGCAGCTTTAAATTGGCCAGTAATAACAGGGCTTGTAGAAACTGCACCATTTGATGCAATTGTTACACCTGCACCTTGGGTAATACTTACAGTGCCAGCACTGCCTATTTTAATTATATTTACAACAGATCCAGTAGTCATTGCAACTGAACTTGCAGGTGGGATTGTAATTGTTGTAGATCCTGTGTTTGAATAAGTTATTAGTTTGTTATCTGCATCTGTCAAAACAAAAGTATCTGATGTAGTAGTTACTGCTCTAACGCTAAGGTTAGCTATTGAGTTCATTTGTGCTGCGGTCAAAACTTGACCAGTAACAAAGGTTGCCATGTATCTCCTAGTAGCTTAAAATATCTTGGTCTAATAAACCATCTACCGCTGAGTCTAGCAAAAACCCTACTGCAAAGGGTTGAGCGCATGAAAAAGTCACCAAAAAAGATCTAGGGGTGATTTCATACTGCACACCTGCAATAACGCTTTGTGTGACCACATTTCCAGCTGGTAAAGTTTGCGTGACTTCAATTGGATTAAAAATATCTAACTCTAAAGCAGCTGTGACTCTATCAGGATCATTTGAGCCATAGGCATCAACAGTCAAAGAGTTAAGCTGCAGATCTACACCTTGCTCTTTGCGTGAAGCTACAATCATTAGGGCTTGGTTGAGGGCATCTGCCTCTGTCTGCATTATGCCCGATCTTACCCTTGAGTGCTGAAAATAATCATCAATGCTTGTAGAGTCTTGAGCGACCTGCCCTGTTAAACCTGCAGGCGTAACAGTTACTTTATTTATCAATTGATAATCGGATATGTCAAAAGAAACAGCTTGATAAGTTATGTCACCAGAGCCAACCTGATCAGAAAACTTTGTGATTGTGCCACCTGATGCAGTAATGATGTCAGACCTAGACATAAATTTTACAAAGCCCTTCTCATCTACAAACAAAGCCCCTGTTTCAGTTTGTTCAGTTTCTTGCAAGCTTGCTAATAGTGATCTTGATGTACCTGTGTCAGCTTGAACTGTTGTAGAGGCAGTTGTAGAAATAGATCTCATACCACCTGGCCAATCGCCAGCATCTAATAAACTTGAAATTCTTTGTGATGTGGTCTGTCCAGCTGTACCGCCTGTAACTGTTGTGAGTGTAGTTAAATTTAATAGTTGGAAACCATCTACACAATTCAGAGTAACATAAGCAGGATCAAAACCTGTAGGACTTTTGTAATCCCATTGTTGCACATAAAATGATCCTAAGTTGTAAGTTACATTAGCAAAAGTAGCTGTAAATCTAATTTTTCTCATAGGTTTTATCTTGCCGTAAAGACTTGATAATGTGTTTGCAGGATTAAACTCACCTGTTTGATCTACAAAAACAATCCTTGCGCTGCCACCTGTAAATGAGTCTGATGATCTATTAAATGCACGCCTTATAAAACATTGCGTAACTAAGTTAGTTATATCTACAACATCAGATGCAGCTGTCCCTAAAACAGCACTATCTAAAACAGTTGCAGGATCATCAAGCACAAGGGCAGGATCAAAACTTGCACCATTGCTAAAATCTACCTCTACTTTTAAAACTGCAGCTGACATTATCTGCCTAAGTTTGTGAGCTGAGTGACCGCCCCAGTTCGGTTAAGGTTATACAAAACATCTTGTATTACAGATTGCAATTGACCCTCAGAAATAACAGAGCCTTGTACATTTACAACTACCTTTGTACCCATGCTACCCATGCGGTCTAATGGAATAACTGCCTCAGCACCAGCTTCACCAATCATTGCTAAGGTTGGTTGTGTTACAACGCCACCTGCAGCTAATCTAGGGATGCCACTATACCCACCTACATTTTGCTGAGGTACTCTTAAAGGTGGGATACCACTGTATCCACCAACATTTCTCTGAGGTACTCTTAAAGGTGGGATACCACTGTATCCACCAACATTTTTTTCTCCAAGTCGTTCAAAAACTTTATCTGTATCTTTGTCTATTTTATCTATTACATCTATTACAGGATCAAAAAATGTTGTATCAAATCCACCAAAAGTTTGTGAGCCTAATTTTTTCTTACTTATTTCATCAAGCAAACCAAGCATTTTGCGTAATTCATCATTAGCCGCAAACAATTCTTGTAAGTAAAGCAAAACCTGAGTGGTGCTTACTCCCCATTTTTTTGCCAACATGTCAATTTCTTCAGTGGTAATTACCCCATCCTCAATTACCTTCAAAACATCAGCATAGCGTTGCGCTTCATTAACGGCTTTAGCAGTACCATCCGCTAATTTTTGTAATATTTTTACACGCAGTTCATCCTCACCTGACAATTTACGGCTTAAAGCAGCTTGTAAATTTATGCGATCCATATCAAACATAGCTTCTAAATCTGCTTTTTTCTTATCTAAAGCCTCTTGTGCCTTTTTCTCAGCTGTTAATTTTTTCTGTTTATTTAATGAGTCACCTGCCAACTTATCTAATCTACCTTGCAACTTGGCCAACTTCTCAGCAATTGCTTTTTGTTGAGCTGATTGTGTAAAAGTATCGCGTGTAGTTTCTGCAATTTTTTTGCCCTCTTTAGCTAGGTTTTCAAACCCTTCCAACCAACCGCCAATGACAGGTATATTTTTGCTAGTAAATAATAGTTTAAGCAAATTGCCACCAGCAGTGCCTTCAAATTTTTTACTTAAATTTGTAAATGCATCTGTAATTTTATTAACTTTGTCAGCTAAGCCAACTAAAATATAACCACCATTAAGTCCTAATTGTTCTAATTTACTACCAAAAAAATCAGCCGCATCACCACCACCAGCGATAATTTCAAAAGCTGTAATAAATCCTTCACCTAAAGCTGTTTGAGCTGCGCCTGCACTAATCTTTATTGCATCTAGTTGACCACCAAAAGTCTCTGTAGCTCTTGCAGCTGCGCCGCCAAATTTTAAAGTTAAGTAATCTGTTATCTCTGCTAAGCCTGCTTGTTTTGCAGTGGCAGCATCAAAACCCAAGCTTAGAGCGCCTAGTGCCTTAAAATTGCCTCTACTTGCTTTACCCAAAGCATCTGATACTGTATTTAAATCAATACCTGCACCAACACTTGTATCTACGGCTAAAGAAAAAAGATCTTGTGCTTTAGTTAAATCTTGTGTTTGTATAATCAAACCATTGATTGCAGGTGTCAATTGAGTCTTAGTAATATTTGATGCTTTTTCTAAACCGCTAATAAAAGAATTTACACTAGCTAATTGATCCAATTCATTTATTGATCTTAAAGATTGCTCAACTGACTTATCTAATTTTTCTTGTGCTAAGGCAGCTTGTATTGAGGATCTAGCCAACCTCTCCATAGCAATTGCGCCTGCAATACCAGCTGTAACAAGTGCGGCCTTGCCTGCAAACTTGCTTTTAGCAATAAAAGCATCAAAACCCTTAAGCTCTTTTGTAGCTTTCTCTAAACCCTTTTTATCAAACTTAGTTAAAAAGTTTATGACTACATTGCTACTCAAAGCCATGAC